CAAGGCTCACGGGATGCACGACAACCGTGGCGGGTATGGTGACTGATGGCAAACGAGATTTCTCTCACTGGGACGCTGACCATTTCCCCATCGGGTAAGCGGTCTCGCTCGATCACCCTCAGCACGCTCGTCACCATGTCCGGTGCCAACTACATCGAGCGGTCGCAGTCGATCGGAACCACGGCCGAGGCACTTGACCTGGGAGAGATCGGAACGCCGGGCATGCTCTACATGAAAAACCTGGATGCGACGAACTACGTCACGATCCAGGACGGAGCAAACGGGACCGCGGTCGCGAAGATCCTTCCCGGCGATGAGGCGGTATTCATGCTCGGAACCACGGCGCCGTACGCCAAGGCGAACTCGGCGGCGTGCGTCGTCGAGTACACGATTGCCGAGGCATAGGGTTTCGGCGTAGGAGTGGCAAAATTTTGCCACTTATCTCAGGGTGGAGAAGCGGGCATCTCGCCAGGCTCATAACCTGGAGACCGGTGGTTCGAATCCACCCCCTGGGACTTCGAAGTAGCTCAGCAGCAGAGCGCCGGGCTCAAGCCTGGAGGTCGATGGTGCAAGTCCGTCCTTCGAGCCTGTAGACGATTCATCCACCATGTGTGGAAGGAAATCTTTCGCCGTCTGTGATGGCGGCGATTGCGGAAAACCTGATGGGGGCACGGCGAGATGGTCGCCGCGCTTCGCGAAGGCAGACCGGCCGGCCAGCCGGGAAGATGCCGTTACCATCGCTGCTCCGAACGGGGTGCAGGCGACACGATCGCTTGCCCCCGTTTTCTTTTTTCAGGAGCAGCAATGTCCGAAGGTGTTGCCGAGGCCGAACAAGTCCAGTCGCTCGCATCCCCCACCGAGCATGACGAGTCCGGGTTCTTTCTGAATCCGAAGGCTGTCGCCGATTCTCAGTTTAAGGAAGGCGAGCCCAAGCCGGCCGAGGTGGTAAAGCCTCGCAAGCCGGAAGCGAAGGGCGTCGCTCCGCCGGAACCGACCCACATCCCCGAATCTCTGTTCGAGCTCGCCGAATCGCTCGGTGTCAGCCGTGAGGACGCCAAAGCGTTCGGCAGTGCCGACGCTCTCAGCCGCACGCTCTCGATCCTCCGTCGTCAGGCCCAGGCCGAATCCGCTCGCCAGCAGCAATCTCCGCAGACTCAGCAGCAACCCAAGGAAGACGAGCCGTTCAACCCGGACAAGTTCGCCTCGGACGAATGGCTTCCCGAGTTGAAGGAAATGGCCGCGGTCGTGGCGAGGCTGGAGAAACAGAATCGCGACCTGGCGAACCAGGTTCGCCAACTGTCCGGCATCGAAGGGCATCGCCAGAACGAGCAGGGCAAGGCCATGTTCCATGGCGCCGTCAAGGACCTCGGTCTCGAGTCGGTGCTCAAGAACCCAGCCCAGGAGCAGTCGCTGCTCGCCAGGGCGAATGGTCTGGCCGAGATGTACCGTCAAATCGGCGAGAAGGTCCCTCCTCCGAAGGAACTGATCGGCCAGGCGGCTCAGCTGCTGAAGCTGAACCCGCAACCACGTCAACCGCAGCAACCCGCTGCCAGGCCGCGCCACACGAATGGCGTCGGCGCGCCAACCCACCGGCGGTTTGAAATGGAGCGGCCGAATCGGCTGGCCCAGACTCTCGCCGATCACGGAGTCGATCCTGGCCCGGAACGCCAGGAAACCGACTACAGCTTCTTTCTTGGGCAATAACCGTCACGGCGTAATGCTACGGCGGAACAGAGGAGAACAAAATGCCTACTCTTGAGGCACAGACGATTCCGGACCTCATCCAGGCGACGCTGGATGATCTCCAGCCGATGACGCTGACGGACCTGACGACCGACGTGCAGGAGCACGTTGCGTTCAACCGCCTGATGAAGAAGTCGCAGGTCGACTTCCAAAGCGGTTTGCAGGTTCGCATCAACATCATGACGGCATCCGTCAACAACGCCCGGTTCGTCGGTCTCTACCAGACGGACGGCGAAATCAACCAGCAGGATGTGCTGGATCACGGCAGCGTGCCGTGGCGATTCAGCGATTTCAACTGGGCGTGGGATGAGCGAGAAATCGACATCAACAACGGCCAGAGCCAGATCCAGGACTACGTCAAGACGAAGCGGCAGGCGTCGCTCATCGGCTGGGCGGAGTTCATCGAGACCTGGTTCTGGGGATCCGTTCCCGCGACCACGGACGTGAAGACTCCGTACCCGCTGCGGTACTGGATCGTGAAGTCGACCAGTAGCGCGGGGTTCAACGGCGGCGCCCCGACCGGGTCGGATTCGGTGGCGTACACCTCGGTGGGCGGGATCTCGCCGTCCACGTACTCGCGGTGGAAAAACTACACCGCGCCGTTCACGAACATCACGGAGGAGGACCTGATCCAGAAGTGGCGCACGGCCACTCGCAAGGTCAATTTCCGCCCGCCGGTCGGCGTCCAGATGACGAACATGTTCGGCACCGGGCTCATGTACGAGCACTACACGAACGAGTCGAACTACACCCAGTTCGAGTCGCTCGGTGACAAGCGGAACGACAACCTCGGCTACGACTTCGCCGGCCAGACGCCGACGTTTGCGCGAGCTCCCGTGCAATGGGTGCCGAAGCTCGACAACGACACGGACGACCCGATCTACAGCATCAACTGGGGTCGCTTCAAGACGGCGATTCTCAAGGGCAAATGGATGCGGGAACGCCCGGCGATGCAGGCCCCGTTCCAGCACAACGTCTGGGTCGTGTGGGTCGATTCCCAGTGGAATATGATCTGCTCCGACCGTCGCTCCCAGGCTGTCCTCAGCCGCTCCGCGTCTTACACGGGCAACTAATCGCTGCCCCTGGTGGCTGCGTCAAACTCAACAGACAGAACGTAGGGAGGTCTATCGATGACTCTGGCAAAAGTTTATCCGACCGGGACGCAGAGCAATTCCGGTCCTGGCCCGTCGCCGGCGGTATTCGGCCGGATGCCGACGCTCGACGCGATCCACGACCCGAATATCGGGGTGGTGGTCCGCGAAGAGTTCTCCAAGTGGGGTCCGCACAACTCGACGGTCTCCGCCGCGATCACTCAGGGCGTCAACCTGCATCACCTGTTCATCTCGGCGAACGGGACGATCGGCGATGCCGCTCTCAAGAACGCCTCGGCCGTCAAACTGGACGCTGGTGCGAACGACAATGCCGCGGCAGTGATCGCGAATGGTGCCGGCGGGATCACGATCAAGGCCAACTCCGGGCGAAAGGTCGCCTATGAGATCCGTCTTCGCCGTGACACGGTCGCCAACACGAAGCACGGCACCTTCGCCGGGCTCACGGACGTTTACACGCCCACGGCGACGGCGCCGATTCAGGCGAATGGGACCCTGGCGGACAAGAACCTGATCGGGTTCCACATCCCCGAGGGCGCCGGCTCGACGGTCTGCTGCAAGTACAAGGCGAGCGGTCAGACCGAGCAGAACCCGGCCAACACCACGATCGCCGCGGATACGTGGACGAAGCTCGGTTTCTACTTCGACGGAGCGGAGACCCTCAAGTGGTTCAAGGATGGCCAGGAGATCGCGGCGGCTCGGCTCGGCTCGAGCAATCTGACGGCGGCCACGTTCCCGTCCAACGTGACGCTCACCGACATCGTCGGCATCGTCAACGCCACCGGGTCCAGCCCGGGCGCGACGTACGTCGACCGCAAGGAAGTGCAGATGACGTTCGTGGACGGCGACTGATCCTGATCCACCTTGGGACGCCCGGCTTGTGCTCTGAGGGGGGCCAGGCCGGGTTTTTTAGGCGGAGCCCATGAGCTACGAAGCGACGTACGACGACCTCCGGAAAGACGTGGCATTCCTGCGAGGGTGGGGCCGCGACACTACGGCATGGTCCACGGAAAAAACCGAGACGATTGAAGCGGTCATCAAGTCAGCGATGCAGCGATTCCTGTTCGGCTCGCTGATCCCAGGCTCGCCCAAGGCATACGACTGGTCATTTCTGCGGCAGACGGCATATCTCACGACGGCGGACGGGCAGAAGGCTTACGACCTGCCAAGCGACTTTGGCACGGCGGAAGGGTGGGTATACTTCGCGGGCACGAACACCACACGTCGTCCAGTGCCGATCGTCAACCCGGCGCTCGTCGACAGCCAGCAGAGCCAGTACCCAAATGCAACCGGTTATCCGCAACTGGCGGCGATACGTGCGAAGAAGAGTCATGCGAACGCTCCCCAGGAGTGGGAGCTGGTCTTATTCCCGAGTCCGGACGCAACGTACTCGTTGAGCCTGCCCTACAAGATCGTGGCCACGTCGGTGAGCGAGACCGCACAGAGCCTGCCTGGCGGAGCTCTTTACGCAAGAGCGATCAAGTACGCGTGCCTGGCGGAGGCGGCCAGGACGCTCGACGACAGCGCGGCATACGAGCAGGACTACCAGTCGGCTCTTGCGGCGGCGATCGACCTGGACGCACAGCACCGCGGCACGAACCTTGGTTACAACGGAGACCCATCGACTGGCGATTTGTCGGTTGGTGCCGAGAGAAGTTACTATGTGACGGTCAACGGAACGCAGTATTGACGGGGTCGGAACAGAGGAGAGAAACGTGGACAACATCATGTTCAACTTGGCTCGGGCGACGTGGTCGCTTCCCGACCCAGGGACCGGCGAGGCAATCACAATCCAGCGGAGTGGGATCATCGAGATCACCACTGGCGCCAGCGGCGAGACGAACTCGCTGGCGGACCCGGTGAAGGAGGGGATCCTGGTCGGGTTTCTGCTGATCACGGACGGTGGTGGCGATCGCGTCATCACGGCGGCGTCCGCGATCAACCAGTCCGGCAACACGGTGATCACCCTCAACGACGCGGGCGACTTCATCATGTTGATCAGCGTCAAGTATGGCGCCACGAAGGGTGCCTATCGGTGGAAGGTTCTTTCAACGGACGGGCCGACGCTTTCGTAATCAGGGGGTGGTCATGGATTCGTCGATTTCTCCTGAGGCAAGGAAAGACCTCATTGGTGCGTTTGCCGAGGCAGGCAAGACGTGGGGCGTCCCATCGGTCATGGTCTTCATTCTCATGGCCGGCATCTGGATGTTCCTGTCGCGGACGCTGGACATTGGGGCGAGAGTCGCGGATGCACATATCGCCCACATGCAACAGGTCGGCGTCGTGATGGAGAAGTCGAGCGTCGCTCTGGAAAAGATCGCGTCTCGGCTCGACACGATCGAGAAAAAGCTCGAGGGGAAGTGATGGAACTGGAGCGTCTTGCCAGACTTGGGTTCAGTATCGCCAAGGGGATCGCCGCGGCCATCCGTGCGTACCAGGAGTTCCACGGTCTCGAGGTGACGGGCGAACTGGATACGCCCACCATCCGCTCCTTGAACGCACCTCGATTCTGTGGCTGCCCTGATGTGATGGCGATCTCCTCCGAGATGGAGGCGAATCGCTGGCCGGATCCGCACATCTACTGGGGGTTTGCGAACGAGTGGCCCGCATCGATCGGGACGGAGAAAGCCAAGGAGGCGATTACCTGGGCGACGCAGCAATGGGAAGCGGTGTGCGGTGTGCGTTTCAAGTACTGCGAGACTGGGTTTCCCCCAGAGGCGAGATCCAGGTGCTTGATTTCATGCTCGCCCATTGATGGCGCGATGGGCGTTCTCGCACAGAGCGAGTTGGCGAATGGTCGTGACGGGCGGAAGACGCAGCAGTACGATTCGACGGAGCGGTGGGTCGTCTCAGATCGGCCGGCGAATGCCCAGATTGACCTCGCCAGGGTGGCGTGCCACGAGCTCGGGCATTTCATCGGCATCCCGCACATTGCGTCGGGGAACTTGTTGCAACCGACGTACGACGTGCGGATTCGGGGGCCACAGCCCGGGGACATTGCCGAGGCCAGGGCGAGATACGGTCCACCGATCGTCGATCGTCCTCCGCCTTCGCCGCCGGCCCCAGCAGTCGAGAGGTACATGATCGAGGGGTCAGGGATCAAAATCACCAAGGTGTAGCTATGATCGCCACCGTCAGGATCTGGCCGATCAACGGTGAACCGAGAATCGTCCGTGTTGAGTGCGAGGACGACGACTCGGCCAGCGACGCCGAGATCCGATGCGGGGCATGTTTCTGGCCCATGTGGGCTGAACGTCGGCCTGAGTTCGTCGGGTGGGACCTTTCGGAAAGCGTGGACCTCGAAACATTCTTCGAGCCGCCGATCCAAATGGGCACGGAGTGGTTTTCCTATGAGACGATTCTGCCATGATCTTGGGTGCGCGGCGGTGTTCCTCGCTGGTGCCGTGGTGGGGGCGACGGTCCTCGCTGCGTTGGTGATCGTCGTCGCCATCCGCGGAGTTCCGGCTCGCGGGTTCGAGCCAGTAAAGCTGCAAAGCGGGATGACGCATTGGGGCGAGCTACAGGTTGTCCAAGACGCGATCACCATCAATGGAGACAAGGGATGGACGGCGTCTGGGACGATTCAGCGCAATGGCGAAATACACCTGCTGTGGAAGAACCAGAAGGACGACGGCAGCGAGGCGTACGCCCTGGGCGTTTACCGTTTCGACGAAGGGCAACTTAACGGCAGGTGGGGATGGTTCGCGACAGTATCCCGAGGTGACGACGGGAAAATCCAAGGGGCGAACTTCTTCGAGACGATCCTGGTTGTCCCGTACGAGTCCCCACTGCGATAGCGAGGCGAGCGTGTGGTGTCGCTGGTATTGCTCCTGGGGGTGGCGGCTGTCGGGCAGACGGCGATCAGGCCAGAGCACGCCCTGATTGCGTGGAGGGACTTGTCGCATGCGGTGCCCGATCACCTCAAGGCCCAGACCCGCTACCTGATCCGTGGCGAGTACGAGCACGAGCAGGCGGTGATCTCGGGGCACATGCAGCACCTGTCCAGGTCGCCGATTATTCGCAAGCCGGTGCTCATCGAGAAGCAGCTGTACCGGGTGTACTTGAGCGACTACAGGATCAACCCGGCAGTGTACGAGCGCCTGGCGGGTGTCGACCCGTACGCCCACTGGGATGTGGACATCAAGGGAAAGAAGGAGAGAACCCACAATCCCCTGCTGATCGACTCGAAGGACGGCGTGAATGCGATGGAGTACCTGGTCTATTACACCAGGAGCAACACGCCAATCCTGACGGCCGAGTGGTTTTTCAATCAGACGGCGATCCAGCAGGGGCGAGTGGCGGGCTACTACGATTTCCTCGAAATCAAGACGGTCGCCGACTTCGAGAAGCTGATCGGATTCGACCGGAAGCTGGCCAAGGACTTCGGGCAGATCCAGCGCGAGGCGATTGCGATCTCGGAGGTGACTGTCGAGGGGCCTCGTGGGATCGTCAGGAAAAATACCCTCGGTGGCGGGTACTGGGTTTCGATTGATTTCAAGGTCGCGAAGGGGTTGAAGAACCCGCTCCGCATCATCGGCGAGGACCTCGAAAAACAGAAGGACGCGACTGAAGGGTTCGGCCACTTACCCAACGGATTCTGGGCGACGTTCGCGGCAGACGCTGGCGACAAGCTTCAGGATGTGGCGCCAAACTTTATCGCGGGGGACACACGGAGCAAGAGCACCGACAAGCAGGTTCACCCGAACATGGGGTGCCTTCGCTGCCACACTAACGCCGGGCTCCGCGACCTGCACGGGTTCTTTCGCCGGAACTTCAGGGGTGGTCACAATGGCCTCGACATCGCGTCGCTCGACTACGCGAAACAGGAGCAGTTCCGCGAGGAATACAGCCGCAACCTCGATCGGTTTCTTGAGAATGATCGACGACGGTTTCGTGATGCGGTTGAAGAGGCGACTGGGCTGGACGCCAAGAAGTACGCCGAATACTACGCGGCCTACTGGGAGCGTTATCGAGACGCTGAGGTCGACTTGGCATGGGCGGCAAAGAGTGTCGGCACGACGCCCGAGGAGTTGCGGCGAGCGTTCGACGCCCAACTCCCGAGGCCAGGCCGAGTGATCCAGATTGACCCGCGATACGGGGCTCTGGATACGGTGCTGACCGGGCTGCTCAACGGGGACAAAATCTCGATCAGCAGCTGGGAGGAAGTGTATCCCCTGGCTGTGATCGCGTGGAGGGGGAATCGAAAGTAATGGCGTGGAAGAAATACGAGTTGCCCTGGTGGTGCTACTGGCTGCTGGATCGTTTCCAGTGGTTCCGTCGCTGGCGTGGTGGGCATTGGGAATTGTGGTGGAACGACCTGACGCGGACGAATATGTGGTTCCATGTTGATCAATGCAGCGGGCGTGGGATTTCGCAGCACTACCGTCCGCCATGCTGCATGGGCAGTCCGCTGTGTGAAGACTGGACAAAGGAGAAAGCATGAAACGACTCGCACTCGCGGCTCTGCTCGTTGCAGGTTCCGCTCACGCTCAGCACTGCCACATCCCGGCAGCGACGTACCACCCGCCCGCGCAGCAGGTGCTCAACTACGGGCACGGGCACAATTACGGGCACGCCTACCAGGCGCCGTACCCGTATCCGCTCGTGGCGTTTTACCCGATCGCAGGCTACGGCTACCAAGCCCCGCCGACGCAGGCCCAGGTGCAGGCGACGGACGAGATGAAGGAGTTGCGTGCGGCGGTAACCGAGCAGACGAAGGCCCTGGCGATCCTCGCCGAGGCGGTCAGCAAGTTGAAGGCAAAGTGATGGTACAATTAGCGATCATGTTTTGGTGGATGTCAACGGTGGACCCTGATCCTGGTCCACCTCCACCAAAGCCAACGTCAGTGGAGGTCGTACATGAAATTGCATAAATGTGGCAAAATTTTGCCACTTCTCGCCGCGATCGCGTTCACCTCGTTCGCTGAGGCCGGTGGTCACCCGGCCGTCCAGCGGATCATCGTGGAGGAACAGGCCCAGGACTACTGCCCTCCACCGCAGCAGCAGGTGAGGCAGCGGGTCCAGCGGGTCATCGTGGAGGAGCAGACCGCTCCGCCTCCGGTGTACCAGCAGCGGATCTTCACCCAGCGAGTGGTGACCCAGCGTTTCGTGGCTCAGCCTCGCCTGAGCATCAGTATCAACCGATTCCACCGATAACCGCACGGGAGAGACGATGTCGATCACGATCAAGACCAAGGTCTCCAACATGGACAAGGTCCGTTCCACGAACGCGACCGACACTTCTTTCCCGTCTCGAGTCCCGACCACGACCCAGCCATCGGGCGAGGGGGTCTATGACGCGGCGAACGGCGCCGCGGAGACGGGGAACATCCTAAAGATCATCCCGTTCGGGGTTGGGTCCAACGACCAGACTTTCGACATGCGGGTGATCGGCTGGTCCAAAGTCGGGACAGGTGTCGGGTCCGGCATCTGGATCCCGGTCATCCTGTCCCAGGTTTCCTGCACCCTGTCCAGCGCGTGCCCTGGCGTGGCCAGCACGACCGTGGACAACACCAACCTGTTCTGCGACACGATCACCGCTCTGACGGCCCTGAACACGCTGACCTCGGTCGAGGTCGTCTCCCCTGCGAATGACTTCCCAGGATTCCTCGCGGTCGATTACCGCGGGTTCAAGCTGATCGAGATCGTCTTTGACATGACCGGTGCCACGAGCGGGAACGCACTCGTTGGCACCTATTGAGGTGACCCATGGCGGACAAAGTTTACGACGAGGCGATCAGTAAGTTTTTCAACGGGACGCTGTCCTCCGCGGACACGTTCCGCCTGGCACTGGGCAACTTCACGTTCAACGCCAGCCACACCGTCTTCTCCGACATCAATGCAGGAGAAGCGAACGGGACTGGGTACACGGCGGGCGGACAAAACCTCAGCAGCGTTGCCATCTCAAAGCCCGGCGGGGCCGGGACGTTGCTGAAGTTCTCGAGCAATTCCGCGGTCTGGTCGAACGTCACGATCAACTGCAACGCAGGCGTCATCTACAAGCTCGGTGCGAACGCGGGCGTGTCCAGCCTGGTCACGTTCCTGGACCTAAAGGCTGCCAATGGCAACGCCAACGTCGTCGTCAATGCGGGCAACCTGACGATCGCACCGAACGGTTCGAATGGGTGGTTCAACGGAGTAGCGTCGTGAGAGCTCGAAGGCGGACCCAGATCGGTCGCCGAGTCGACAACTCGACAGCGAATACCGGTACGGTGCTTCGCCCGGGTGGTAGCCAGATTACGTTTACGGCTGGTCAGCCAGCCATCTCGATTGATACCACTATCACCACGTCGCAGGCAGCGATTACGTTCACGGCTGGGGCACCAGCGATCGAGACGGTCAAGCACCAGGCAGTAGCCGGGTCGGCGATCACGTTTACGGCTGGCCAGCCCACGGTGACGATTGTCAACCCGCCGTCAGCAAACAAGGTATTCCAGCTTACGCCTGCCAGCATTCAGCAGTCAGGTGGCTCAGTAACGTCATGGGATGACGAAATTGCGGCGTACGATTTCACGCCAGGGACAGCCCCAACGGTCGCGTCGGCTGCGCTGAACGGATACGATGTGGTCGAATTCGACGATGCGAGCTCGCAGTATCTGGCGAGTTCTTATACGCCGTCTGGAACACTAACCATTTTGTTGGTCGCAAAGTTTACGGTATTTAATGATGCCGGCTCGGCACACCAGCTCTGTGCATGCCACGACGTCTCAAATCCAGACGGTGGCTTCACGATCAATGACAGCAACTTGAGTGGCATTAGCAGCGATTACCTTGGGTTGCAAACGGGCATCGGTGGCGCATGGGTTAGCGGTGCGATATATACGGGCTCGACGTCGCTTGATTCGTCGTGGCATATCTATGGCCTTACTGTCAGCGCATCGACCACCAAATTGATTAAGGACGCAGTAGTGTATACGGACAACTCCCATGGGGCAATTGCGGCTGCCCTGACGCTGACACTTGGCGGCTACAATGGCACCGGCTTGTTTGGTGGGCAGATCGCCGAGGTCATTTACTGGGACGACGATCTCGACACGGACCTGTCAACGGAGATCGCGGCCCTCCAAACCAAGTACGCTCTGTAGGAGATGCCAATGGCTCAGATTACGATCAACTTGTCTGACAACCTGAAAACCGCCATCGACGACGCAGTGGCTGGCCAGAACAATGCCGCGTTTGTGGCGTCAGGCTTGACCAAGGAGGCTTTCGCCCAGAAGTTCCTGGCAACCTTCATCAGCAACATGGTCCGCGGCTGGAGGGACCGCAAGAGTCAGGAAGCGAACGCCACGCAGGCCCAGCTTGACGCAGCGTCGATCACCTTCGAGTAACAGCCATGGCCAAGAAGAAATCCGGCGATTACCTGCAGAAGGTGCAGCTTCCGCTCAAGGGGCTGTCAGAACAGTTCGCCTATGGTGACCAGCCAGCTGGCACCACGGCGGGAGCGATCAACGTCCGCTCCTTCGAGGCGAGCACAGGCCGGCGCCGGCTTTCGTCCAGATCGGGAATCAGCAAGTACGCATCCACCCAGGTCAACGGCAACGCATCGATTCAGGACATCACATCCATCACGATCGCCAAGTCGTCCCTCACCGGCCCTGGCAACGTCATGGCGACCGGGAGCAACGCGACTCTCGCCCAGATGTTGGATCAGAACCAAGTGACGCTGTACCAGCAGGCCACGTCCCTCGGCAACGCTCCGGTCAATGTTCACATGGACACGGATGGAGTCGGATACGCCGGCGCCGTCAACGCGACGAGATCCATGAAGCTCATCCGTGTCGAGGCCAATGGCACGCTCGGGTGGGCAGCGAACACTACGATCTCGGGAACGGGCACCTGGGAAATATTTGGGATGGATTCCAATGCAACGCAGCTGTTCGTCTATACGGCGAATGGCTCCGCAAATGGGTCCATCTATCGGTTCTACAAAAACAACGGATCGCTCGTTGATGCCGGTGCCTGGCTCCAGAGCCCAACACAGCTTAAGATTCCGCAAGTGTCGACCGGCGTAACGCTGAGGCCGTACAAGCTCATCGCAATTACGAACGGCGTCCTTGGTATCGCCAACAACGGAAGTAACCTGCAGCAGATCACGCTGTCCACTGGGGTTGGCGTCAACAACTGCACGTTTGGGATCGGGGCTACTACCACCACGGAGGCGTTGTGCGCTGACGACAGCGGGAACTTCTATATCACCGGGGATTCTGCCAACGCCTCGCGAGACACGCTGGCCAAGGTCAACTCGTCAGGAGTTGCGGTGTGGCAGGTCAACGCCGTCTACACCAGCCTCAGCTATGACCTGAGTGGTGCCTCGCTGCTAGCGATCACTAGCGCAGGCGTTCTGCGAGACATCGACCCGTCCACTGGCAACACCACTCGCACATCCAATTCGACGCTTGCCAATCCGGTCTCTATCGCAGCCGATGGGTCGAACGGGTGCTTTGTTGGCGGGGACAACGGGTATCAGAGATTCGGGGCGAACCGCACGATTCTTTGGACGCAGAACGTCACAGCCTCCTCGAAGGTTGCCGTTGCTTCAACGAACACCAACACGTACAGCACGTCGAACCGCATGTCGTCAACGCGGAGTGTGATCGGGCTGGTGACTGCGGGCGGGACTGTCGCGACGTTCTCAAACTCCACGCTCGGGACGGTGACCAATGGCACCGTGGCCATGTCATCTTCTGCCAGCGTGGTGTTCTCGGACGTCAATGGGCTTTATGTCTACTTCGTCGACGGCACTCAGTACAAGCGGTTCAATACCGTCAACCGAGCCATGGAGTCATGGACCGCGTCGAACGGCTCATTGCCGATCGACACTTTGTACGAGACGTGCCGGCTCATCTGCACCTGGCGGGGCAGGACAGTTTTGTCCGGACTCCGAGGCGACCCGCAGAACTGGTTCATGTCTGCCGTCGACAACCCACGCAACTGGGACTACGCTCCGTCGCCGACCGTCGCAACGCAAGCTGTCGCTGGCAACAACGCCGAGGCCGGACTCGTTGGCGATTTGATCAACTGCCTGATCCCGTACTCGGATGACCTTCTCATCTTTGGGTGCGACCACAGCATCTGGGTCATGCGCGGAGACCCGATGGCAGGCGGGCAGATCGACCGCGTCTCCGACACGATCGGCATGGCCTGGGGCCGACCGTACTGCAAGGACCCCACTGGCGCGGTGTACTTCTTCGGAAGCCGCGGCGGGGTCTATCGCATGGCCCCTGGTGGGGCACCGGAACGCATCAGCCAGCCGATCGAGGAACGGCTCGCCGATATTGACCTCTCCACGACGGTCGTGCGGATGGCTTGGGACGATCGCCAGCAGGGGTGCCACCTGTTCCTGACTCCGACGACGTCGACCACCGAGACGACGCATTACTGGTTTGACCAGCGATCCCAGGCTTGGTGGGCGGACCAGTTCGGCAACACGGACCACAACCCGAAATCGGTGTACGTCTTCGACGGCGACACTCCATCTGACCGCGTCGTCCTGCTCGGCTCGTGGGATGGGTATCTCCGGATGCTTGACACTGCGGCAACGGATGACGACGGCACGGATATCGACTCGTACGTCTACTTCGGGCCAATGAATGGCGAGACGGGAGAAGTGCTCCACCTCAAGGAGCTCAAGGCGTTGATGGCGGAAACGTCTGGGAACGTGACGTGGAGCGTCCACACTGGTAGTTCTGAGGAACTCGCCTTCGCCGCCGACGCGACGAGCAATGGGACATGGACGGCAGGCGACAACCGATTCGATCTGGTCATGCGTGCCGGGCAGGCGATCTACGTGAAGGCGTCGGCAAACACGACGTGGGCGATGGAGATGCTCATGGCACGGATCGAGGAACTTGGAGCGACTCGTCGCAGGATTGGTGAGTGATGCCAGGTCTTGGTGGATTCCCCAGAGACCCGCGGTCAGACGCACGTACCCGACGAGGCCAGCAGCGTCTCAGCGGCACCACGCTCTTCCTTGGAGACGGCGTCCAGCTCGACGACGACGGGAAGTTCACGCTGGCCTTGAACGACAACGGTGGCCTGCAGAACGACAACACGGGCTTGTCGATCAAGATCGCCACGAACGAGCCATTCAGCACGTCAGCGTCCGGATTCGCCCTGACCATCGGCGCCAACACTCCGCTCTCCAAGACGGGCGGCAACCTGACATTCGTCATCGGCACCAACGAGCCGTTCAACTCCCCGCTCGGGAACTTTACGCTCAAGATCGGCACCAACGAGCCGATCTCGAAGTCTGGCGGGAACCTCGCTCTTGCGATTGGCACGAACGAGCCCATCTCGAAATCAGGCGGCAACCTTTCGCTGACGATTGGCACAAACGAACCGCTGGCGAAGACAGGCGGAAACCTGGCGTTGAGGATTGGCACCAACGAGCCACTGTCCAAGTCCGGTGGCAATCTTGCCCTAACCATTGGGGCAAACGAACCAATCTCGAAGACGGGCGGGAACCTCGCCCTCCAGAACGGCACGACATTGAAGAAGCCCGGCGGAACTCTGGACGTCGCACCCCAGGGCACCAACGGCTCGATTCAGTTCAACAACAATGGAAGCCTCGGGGGTGCCAACGCCTCGATCAACATCACGGAGGAGGGCTACCTGAACTTGCCTGGCGGGCTCAGGATTATGGGGATCGTCTCCTCGGCGGCAGCACCAACGACCGTGGAATTGCCGAGCAACGGCAGTATCGCGATTCACCGGAACACGGGCAATGGCACGATTGCCTTGGCGTTCAATGACAATGGTACAATACGGGCGACCGTGCTGTCGTAGAGAGGTGCATAATGCAGGCCGACTACTATAGGGTGGCTGACGCGCAGACCCAAGCCGAGCTCGAATGGAGGCGGCAGGAAAGAGCGCGACGCGAGAGCATGTTTACTCCTGGCGTCGACTCCGAGCCCACGACGACAGCCGAGCCGGACCCAAGCCCAGGACCTCCGCCACCTGCCCCTCCGTCTTCCGAGCCAGGGCTGACGGTCTACATCGACGACCCCTACATTCCGGACTCGTTCGGCCGCGGCAACTGGAGCGGTGAAGGTTCTTCATCGGGAGGGTCTGGTGGATGGCCAACGACCTGGGAACCAAATGAGTTCGGCGGCGGGCGTGGTGGCTCACGCGGCGGAGGTGGTGGTGGTGGCAGATCCGGCGGAGGTGGGGGTGGAGGTGGTCGAGGCCGCGGTCCTGGCGGGGGGCGTGGCGGCGCCGGCGGCTTCGGTGGCGGGGGGTACTCTGGATTCGGAGGCGGTATGCCAACCAACATTGGTCAGTCCTTCACGGACGCGCAGAACGCGGCAAACGCCGCAAACGAGGCGAGATACCAACTCGCGTACAACCTGATGACGGCCGGTCGCAATACCGGCAGTGCCCTCTTCGAGGAGGCGGGCCGCGGCTATCAGGACCGGTACAACCGCAACATGGCGATGGTCAATCAGTTCGGCGAACAGCAGCGTACCGACGCTCGTCGGCAATACGCGCAGTTTGGTGCCGCTCAGGACCAGGCCATGATTTCTCGCGGGCTGGGCAACACGACGGCACGCACCGCGGTCGCGCAAGGGAACAACGAGGAGTTGAGCAACGCCCTCGGGCGGATCAACGAGCAGATCTTGCGGCAGCGGTTCGCGGCGGACGCCCAGCTTTCTGGGGACTACCTGGCGAATCGTCAGCGGTACGCGGACTTCTTCATCAACGGGGCGATGCAGCAAGCTGGGCTCGTCGAGCGTCGAACGGACGAAGGGCCGAACTTCGCCCAGTACCAGGCTCTGGCTCAGCAGCAAGGCCAAGCCCTCGCCGCGGCACAGGCTCAGCAGCAGCAGTACGCCCAAGCGGTTCGCAACCAGTACTACGACAACATGGCGAACGGCTTTTTCGCCAGAGCGAATGGCGCCAACCTTGGAGCGTTGAATTCGTACCTCTACCTTCAAAATGGTGGTGGAGGCTATCGGGATTACCAGGAGCCGTTCTCCCAAGAACAGCTTGATTGGGGCGGTTGGTAACCGATCGCTCTGAGGCGAACATCAAACCGTTGAGGTGGGATCTATGCCGATTGTCGTTTCGCACGGAAACCCAGGACCGTTCCTCGGGGCCGCCGTTGGAGCTGGATACGCCGAGGAGCAACGCAAACAGGAAGAGATTGCGTTGCGTCGTGCTGCGCTGGAGCAACAAGTCCAGCAGCAGCTGCGTGACGACTACCTCCGCGCACGCGGCCAGGACCTCGATTATTACAAGACGAACGCCGGGCTCGCCGACCGTGCCGACCATGACATGTTCATGGCCGAGGAGAACTCGGCGAATCGTCAGGCCGATCGTGAGGCAAGGCAGAGCGAACTCGCCTACC